GAAGAACCTTGCAGTAATGACTCATCGCTGTTCACTTCTGGCATTAGGACCTCTGCTGACTCTGCATTCATCTTATCCTGGTAACGCCCCCACATCTCACGAACAGCAGGGACATCATTATATCCCATCTCTTTTAAGTAAGTGTCATAGTTGTACTCAAGGCTGCTTCCAAATGCAGAAGAAGGGTTGGTAACTGGGTCACCATTATTCAGATAGACAGCACCACCCATGTTAGCAGTCATCCTTTTATCTTCTTCTTCAGCATAATCAGTAGTATAATCACGACCACGAAAGTTAAAGATACCTCCCGCTCCCATGTCAGCTCGTGCATCCCTAAAGGCTTCATTGAAGTTTGTAGGTGTTGGGGGTACTGCTTGTATCTGAGGAACACTAGCCTGCATAACTGCCTGTTCGACAGCTAAGGGATCTACTTGAGTGTTGGGTCTCATCTGAGGGCGTGAAGATGACATCGAGTCTGTGATCCCAGCTACCATTTGAGGAGCTAGATCTTTAGGTCTCATTTGGGGAGGGATAGAAACCATAGGTGCTACAGATGGTGTTGTAGCTCCACCAAAGAAATCACCAATCATTCCAAAACTACCTTCACCATCCTTACCACCGCCACTAAAAAATCTTGGTACTGGTTCTGTAGATGCTGTTTGAGTTGTGGGTTGTGGGGTTTCTGATACAGTAGTAGATGTGTAGTTATTAACGAATGTTCTTCCATCGACGATATTAGATAATGCATTCCCATAATTAGGGTCTGTAGCATAACCAGAGTTTCCCATAGCTTCTATTTGAGCGTCTAATCCATCAGCTTCTAATACATTTTTATACCTAGGGTTATTTAAAAGAAAATTACCATAGTCTTCGACACTCTGACTCATGTTGTCGTATTTTCTAAAGCTATCTTGTATTTTTACTTTCTTACCATCAATTACCTCATGGGTAGTAAAGGTTTGCCCACCCTCCTTACCATGTGATTTGATACCAAAGTAGTTATTACCCTTAGCAGATTCACCCCAACCAGTTTCTTGAATTGATTGAGCAATAATTAACTTGGGGTCTATACCAAGTTTAGCCCCTACCCTGTTTGCATGAGGGGTAATTTCTTTTATAAACGCAACTTTATCTTCGTAAGTATATGGAGAGGCTTTAACACCACCAGTACTACCATCGTTGTAGTTTTGAATACCACCACCCATGTTTTTCATTGCACGATGCTGTAACCCTGCGTCATTCATTTGCTCTATCACAGGAGCAAACATAGTTGATGCTTCCTTGTTGAGGACAAATTCCCCAGGTGTTAGCATCGCAGGTACAGTATCCCTATTAGTTGGATCTGTTTTATCGATCATATCATTCTCCTGATAGTGGTGACTTAATTTCTTTTGCACATTTGCAAGATGTTGTTTTGCCACAAGAGCAAGGGACCTTGCCCCCATCGTTGAATACTCCAAACAGTTTACCTAGGCCAAGACCAATACCGATAGGTCCAAGAGCTGCCATTAACCCTGCACCAGCAGCACCAGTAGCAGCACCAGTAGCAGCACCAGTAGCAGCACCAGTAGCAGCACTTCCACCTAAGGCATTTCCAAGAGTTCCCATGAGACCTTCCTTAGCCGCCATAGAAGAAGCTGCAGATCCAATACCTTTATCAATAGCACTCACAGCAAGTTTAGATCCGATAGCTGAGAGAGGACTTGCCTGTGCCTGTGGTAGTGGTGATTGCATCAGTTGACGTTGACGTATTTCCTCTTCACTGAGACGAGAGTTAGCTATCGCTACCCCACCAGTACTTCCATTATTATATTTCTGAACACGACTAGGGTTTAGTGAGATAGGTCCACCGTTGTTCAAACCGTTGTTATAATTCAACAGGGAATTAGAATCAATTTTAGCCTGTCTTTCTCTAGCATCGTCAGCGTTTGAGTCTTCGCCAACCTTAACTCCGTTAAGCATAATATCCCAACGCTCATCATTGTTATAAACTAAATAAGATTTAGGTGCTGATGGGGCTACTGGATTAGCTAGGTTATATGCTGCATTGCGTTCTGCGGCAAGTGCGGCTAAACGTGCCTCTTTTTCGGGGCTGTCATTATCTGTAGCGTGTCCTGTTCTTCCGCCAGAAATACCGTCAGCATTAGTAACAAAGGCGGGATCTGAGCTGTAATTATTAACGTAGGTAGAGGTGTGGGGGTTCCAACCACCAGGAGAAGGGGTTGCTTTACTAGGTACATACGTTCCACGACCACCAAGAACTGCGGGGCCAAGGGTAAACCCAAGATCAGTTGATGTGCCATCACTGCTATACGATACGGCAGGGCCACCTGTCCCCCTTGGACTTGAGTCATAATAGTCCCGAACCTCTGGGAAGTTTGAAGGTGTATTATCAACATATCCCGGTGGACGTACATCCGTAGGCTCCACTATTGTGTATGGTACTTGAGTACCAAAGGAGTCAGTTGAGTAATAAACATCACTATCAGTGTAGCCTGTACCATGAACATCAAACACGTCAGCCTCAGTCTCATTGATTACTGTTGGGTTAGTCCCTGTTGTAGTTGTATTGGTTGTCTTATCCCTTATTTCCTTACGCTTTTTTGCAAGTTCACGATAATCTGGAACATAACTCTTCCTGACACCAGTATAAGACAAGGGGCCAGATACATACCCACTTAGATAACTCTGAATAGCGTCGGCTGCATTACCACCTGCAGGTAGCCCAGTTGCCACTCCAGGTTTAACAACTCCACCCTCTTGGTACTTTTGTATTATACGTTTCATTACTTACCTCCACCTGTTGAGGTGCTTGTGCTACCCAAAGCAGGAGATCCATACAGACCAAACAATCGTTGAATACCTTGATATGCTGCATCGCCTTCGTTTTGATTCTGTTGTTGTACAGCTGAACCAACACTACCAAGTAAGTCAGCACCTGCTCCAAATTGACCTTGGAGTTGTGAACCCGCACCTAAAACACCACCAGCCCCAGTAATAGCAGCATTACGACGATTAGCAAGCTCAGTTGCTGCCATCTCACCACCTACTCTCATGGCAGACGAATCCATAGATTGTTGTGCCCTAGCACCGCCGAGGTTACCTGTGCGGTTGAACTCTCCTCGTTGTTGACCTAGCAGTTCCTCAACAGCAGTTCCAATACTGTCTTTCATAGCAGTTGTTTGTTCCCCTAAAGCATTAGCTCCAAACAAACCAGTACCACTAGCAGCATTACGATAGGCTTCAGTTGCCCCGTAACTATCTTCTGCTATCCGATCATAAACACCACCACGTTCTGCAAGTGTTTTCTTTGATTCAAGAGAGGTAATCTGTTCAGGGGTTAACCCTGCAACATTCTCATAGGCTCCCACCTTATACATATCAACAGCACTTCCTAGACTTTCTTCTACGTAGGGCCGTGCCCAATCTGGTAATCCTGTTGTCGTTGTTGAATTTCCACCACCACCTGACATATTAAACCTCCTTCGTGAGCGTTATAAACGGCTCATTGTATCCATATTGTTTGAGGGCACGAGCCCAACCTTTGCGACCATAGACCACAGTTCTGTTGCAACCATTAAAACGTGCGAAATCCTCAAGTATTTTTAGTATCTCAGGGCCATGTGTGAACCAACCAGGAGATGTACAGGCAACTACAGCTAACTGTTTCTTACCTTCTATTTCTTCAAAGCGAGTCATACAAACTTCACCCTCTCCTCTTATCCAACACTGACCTATAGCACCTAAGCATTGCAGAAAGAGCCCATGAGATGTCACCATCCCACCGCCATGCACCAACGCCTCTTCAACTAAGGGCCTTAACTTGTGCCATTGATCTGCCAACTCAGGGCCACTTAATAGTCTTATCATTTCTTTAACTCCGTGGTTTCAAGGTGTCTGTTTTGTATAGTTGGACTTAAAGGAGAACCCCCATTAAGCCTAGCATATACTGAAACGACCCTAGTTCCTGCGGTGGGTGTCAATGTCATAGCAAGGGTTATCATTTGTTCGTGATATGTGTGTGTAGTGCCATCTGTATAGAATCCAGAGGATGCATTAAAGACACGTTGAGATACTGTATCAAGTCTTATGTCAAACTGAACCGAGTTGGCTCCATTCAAACCACAGTTAAATAGGATGGATGTAAGATTACCACTTGCGGTGATACTAATATCCTCTATCAATTGATATGTTGCAGTTGGTATTATACTAGCTCCAGTAAATGCAGCAAACTTACTACTCACAGCTCCATTAGCAATCTGAGGAGTGTTAACCACAAGGTTACTTATTTGAGCAGAAGCCGTAATGATATTGGTAGAAGCTAACTTACCACCAGTAATACTAGTGTCACTTAAGTTATTACCATCAATACCAGTTACAGTATTACCATCAAGTGCAAAGTCACCATTATCAAATGTTACAATGCCTGAGAAAGAAGTGCCTTCTATTGGGGTACTACCAGTATCTGTACTAGTTGTAGCTGTACCTGTATCGTCTGTAAATATAAGATCAGAGAAATAAATTAAAGTAGTTGAAGTTGCACTAGCTGTTGGGGCAGTCTCTGACCACCCTGCTGTTAGTCCAGAGAGTACAAGGGTTGCCCATGTAACTGTAGCAGTTGGGGCACTGGGTGCTCCAGATGCAGATGGGTAATACACTCTCCGAGATAAAGACCTAGGAGCTGGAGCACCATCATTACCATCCTCAGATAGCAACACCACAGTGTTCCAAGTGTTTGAATTAGTAATTGTATCTTCTAGATTTGAAACATATCTAAAAGTAATCCAAAGGTATTTACCACCAGTTATCGGAACTGTACCTGACCAGCCATTGTTAGCTGTTATGATTACGTTATCAATGTCTGTATAATCATAGACAACAGTGGTGGGCCTAGAGGGTGCAGTTTGAACTGTAGTTCTTTGATATAGATAGATTGCAGTATTACCTGTTGGTCCAGCAGATCCCACCCCACCCGTCTGTCCTTGGATTCCAGGTAACAGTAACCCCATATTAAGAGCTTGTGTTATCTGGTTTGTCCAAGAGTCTAAAGTAGAGTCACCGGTAAAGGGTGGTTTGATAATATTCATTACCTGCTGCCCCCTTTGCTCACCTTAATCTGATACCCTGTAAGATTCCAATCAAGGGTTGTATCACTTGACTGGCTTTCAATCCTATAGTTTAAGAACCTACCATTAAACCTAACGTCTGCCTTAAAGTCTGTAGTAGTATCAAAAGGTATGGCAGGATTAGCTGTAAAGTCAACTACTTCTCCAAGCTTATCAATACCAGCATACTTAATGTTAGCTTTAGAAGAACCATCAAACAACAATGCCATACCAGAAACACTCTCAGTGTCAAACTCAGGACTAACTGCCATGCGCTTACGCTCCAGTATAGCCCCAGATAAGTATGCACTACCATCCACACCAACTAGTTTTGTAGGTGCTGAGAGAAGTAGATCTCCTCGAACAGCAGACATTGAATTTGTACCTGTGGGTAAGTCTCTTTTAGTCCACACATTATTACGATAGTTCCAAACATATACAATTGAGCTGGACCAAAACCAAATCTCATCATACTTGTTAAACCTAACTGATTTAATTGTTATGTTAGTACGAAAGAAGTTCCTTACACGCCCATCAGAAATAGACGAAATAGATCCAGGATGCCCACCAAATACATAGCAATCATTACTACCATACACGATATGCTTACCATCCACTTCAATAACACCATCTGTATTATTAACCCCATAGTTGTCAGTTACTGTTGCAATCTGAAAGGGGACAATAGGCGAGTTGGTCTGTTGAATGGAGTGGATAGAAGAGTCTGTGTACACGTAAAGGACACCCTGTAGCTCTGCTAGGTCTTGAATAGTTCCTGTAGATGCTAAGATAAATTCATCTGCTGTGTTAGCACCATTCTTAAAAGGGTTCCAGTTCTCAGGCATAACACCTGGAGCCGCAACATCAGAGGTTCTAACAGTGCCTGTAAGAGTACGACCACCTGTTTCTTTTAAGTTACCTGCAGCTAGGAGGTTACCATAAGATCTTATAACACCTGCTGTCACAGCCGTTACTGGGGTAGATGTTACAGATATCTTATAAACCGTACCACCGGAAGAGGTGTCTGGGGTAAAGTTAAATGAGTTATTAGAGTAATTAACTCCAGCTATTGTGCCGATGTCAGCTAATGTTGCATCTGGTGATACAACACCTGCGGAATTTATAGTAACTGTCTCAGTGTGTATTGGTTCAGCTGTATTACGAGGCAATGCGGTTATCTTAATAGATATTGCATTACCTGCACCAGGGTCTACAAACACAGTGTTTTTAACTTCAATAACACCGGCAGAACCATCGTGCTCAAAAGAGGTAATCTCTTCCTCAACAGCATAAGAGGCCCATCCAGGTAGTGCAGTTACCCCAACTACATCATCTTGTAGGAACACAGGTGTAGAGTTACCATTATTAAGGATGATATGATAACCACCATTAAATAGAGTGTGTTGCCAACTACCACCAGTTACTCCAGTGTTAGTACCACCTTGTGCTGAGACAACAGAGAAGCTATCATTGTACACTGTGAACACTGTATCAGACCCATTGTCTGTAATCACTACATACCGATCCCCCAGTGTAGAGGGCCAGTACGCAACGTACACAACGTTTGTAAGTGATGTTAGTTTATCAACATCAGATGGAAACCTTTTAACAGCTCCATCCCTAAAGCGAACATTGTGTACCTCTGAGAAGACATTAGGTGGTAGCGACACTGCAGGAGTATCTTGTACAAGACCAGCTGATGCTAGATCTGTAATTGGTATAATCTGTTGTGGCATCGCTACCTCCTATTTTAATCTAATAACTCACGAGCACTCTCGCTGCCCAGTAGTCGGGTCAAAAAAACACGCCTCTGCCTTCGCTCCGTTCTCCTCTGGAGTGATTTCAGTCTGGATCTCATCCTTCTCTTTTTCTTCCACGGTCTCATTAAAGATTCCGTAGCGTTTTCCAGAGAGCCTAAATGTGGTACAGCCCTTGGCCCCCTCTTTCCATGCCGTTTCGTAAACACGTTTGAAATCATCATAAGTAACATCATCTCCCACATTGCAGGTTTTAGAACAAGCACTGTCGATGTAGTGCTGGGCTAAAGTCAGAACAGCTAAGTGTTCATGAACTGAAATGTCATCTGCCTTTCGTCCTGTGACCCCTCGTGCAAAAGCATAGTCCTTAACGTTGTCGTAACGTGGTCCGTCAAAAGTCTGGATGGTACGCTCGTATGAATGTGAAAAGACTGGTTCGATTCCCCCACTGATGTTATCTGCCACGAGGGAGATTGTCCCAGTAGGCGCAATAGATGTGAGGTGGCTGTTCCTAATACCATGCTTTCGGATCTCCTTTTGGACAAATGCTGGGAGTGTGCGAATGAAGTTACCCTTTAGGTAGTCTTCACGATAGAGGGGAAATGCTCCCTTCTCCTCTGCAAGTTTTGCTGATGCGTAGTAGGTGTTGTCTCTGAGACATGCGAAGACTTTTTCCATCCATCGCAGGAACGGCTTAGAGCCATACTCGAATCCAAGCATCTCGCCTGCATTAGCAAGACCTGTAACGCCGAGTCCCATTCTCCGCTTATTCTTTGCCTCATCTTCTTGCTCCCGTAATGGGTAAATAGTACGATCAACAACGTTATCCATAGCACGAACAACATGAGGTATGTCTTCTTTGAATTGAGTAAAGTCGAATGTGTACTTACCATTTTTATTCTTAATTGTATACTTAGTGCAGTTAAAAGAGCCTAGTAAACAAGCACCATAGGGTGGTAAAGGTTGTTCACCACATGGGTTAGTAGCACTAATGTCCTCACAATAGTATAAGTTATTCATTTCTTGGATGCGATCAATGAATAAGACGCCAGGCTCAGCCCAATCCCATGTAGATTCCATTGCCAGATCCCAGATCTCATTCGCAGAAACTGTTTCATGTACAATCCCATCAAACACTAGGTCAAAACTGTCGTCTTCTTTAGAGAGAGACTCCATAAACTTATCAGTAATGCCTAATGATATATTGAAACCAGTGAGCTTATCAGAATTACGTTTAGCAGTAATGAAATCAACAATATCCGGATGGTCAATACGGAGAACACCCATTTGCGCGCCGCGCCTATGACCGGAACTACTGATTGTTTGACATACTGCATCAAATATAGACATAAAAGAGATAGGCCCACTGGCTTGACTTTCCAATGACTTAATTTGAGTACCTCTAGGGCGTACTTTAGAGAAATCATAACCTATACCTCCTCCTCTTCGCATTGTTTCTGCTGCTTCTTTAGCACGATCCATAATAGAATCCATACTATCCTTAATATCACCTGATACAAAACAGTTGTAAGCAGTAACAAGCTTACCTGCACCCATTGCAGACTGTACCCTACCAGCTGGAAGGAATCGTTGTAGACCAATGATATCCTCTAGGATCCATTGGTGTTCCACATTATCACACAATGATTGTGCAATACGCTTAACCTTACCATCAAAGGTCTCTCCCTTTTGTCTGTACTTCATTTCATCTAATTCTTGAGACAAGGGAGTAGATGGACCCTCATAAGTAATGTTACGCATGTATATCCTCGTGATATTGTTATATGTTAATTAATCCGAAGGGGGATCCTTAGACCCCCCTATAAGGAACTTAGAGAATTACACTTATGGTTTAGTAGGCCAATCGGCATCTTCCAAGTTAGGCCAGTTCTCATGATCTGTGATGTCACGCAGAGCTTGACGATAGTTGGTCATAGCCGCATTCATAGTTACATCTGTCAGGGCGTAGAAGTCTGTGGCTTTAATAAGAGCATCTCGTGTAGTACGATTGCTCTCAGCAGCCTCAGCATCCAGTGTGACCTGATAAGCAGCCTCATGTTCAGCTTTAGTTGTAGTAGTCTCTACACCCTCTCCATCAGTCTCTGTAGTATCAGCAAACATATCTACTGCTGTATAGTTAATCATCCAGTAGTTATCAGTTTGGGTTGGCAGAGTATTGTGCTGCGCTGTTTGGTAAGCTGTGAGAGTAGGCTGAGGCCCTTCTAGGACACCCACCATGCCGTACTTTTGCATGATGGTTGCCGTAATAGCCTTTGGGAAAGATACGTTAGGGTGGTTCCTACGTAAGTCTCCAAATGTGTATGGGAACTGTGTTACTGTTCCATCGTTTATTTTAGCATACATTGTTGTGTTCTCCTTATGTTTGCTTTGTGTTATGCGATTGCATAGAAGATGTAGGTTGCACTTGAGACGTTGATGTTAGTCGCACCCACCTGATTGACAATGAATCCGCTGCTTGCAGGGTCAATGCTATCATCAGACGTAACTTCAGCAGCCGTTGTGTTGAGGCTTAGGTGTGGGTCATCGCCAGCGACAATACCACGGGCTGTGTCCCAGACATACCAATCGCCTGAGCTGTCGGTACGCTTGATGAGAATGAACCTAGCACCTGACGTAAAGCCGCAGTTGATAGTCTGACTTGAGCCGTTGCCTGTGTATGAGCCTACTTTCGACACACCAGCTGCGCTTGCGAATAGGTAGGCGATGTGGCCTGATAAATCTTGGTTAGTCAGGGATGAACTGCCAACAGTAAAGACTGTTTCGGTTGGGGTAACATTGGCCCATGCTGTTGATAGGGAAGAAGCACCAGCGCTACTTTGTAGTTGCAAGTAATCTGTATTCCCCAAGTCTTTGTGATAAACTGCCCAAGGCGTTGTTCCGTTTTGTCTGTTTTTTACAATCATCAACTCAGGCACAACACCCAAGTTATGAGCATAGCTTTTTTCACCAAAACCGTTCCCAGTATAAGCCACCACATCGAAGAAGCCCGGCGCACGTTTCCACATCCATGAGTAGGTAGTAGCGGCTGTGCCACCGTTGCCCCAATAGCCATTGTTGTAATCAAAATCTATGGCGGAAAACTGTGCAGCAGCAGCAGTAGTGTTAAAGTATAAATAGTCCTCCCCAGTTAACCGAGACATGTTCCAGTTATTGCTTGTTGAAGCAGAGTCCTTATAGTAGGCCATATCTACTGGAAACCCACTTCTCCAAGCAGGAGCTACGCCCCCTCCAGCACCTCCATAAGTATCAATAGCAAACACCTTAGTCGCATCATCTGGCACAGCTAGTGGGCCACGGCGGATTGCCATGTAGATGTGATTGCTTGCTGGGTACTTCATAGTGAACCCAGTAGAGTTTATGTCTATGTAATTATATGAGCTTAAAGCACTTTCATCAGCGTTTGTTTCAGCCTGTAAGCGAACTTCAGCTCCCCCAACAGGCATCCCACGCATACTATCCATAAGCCACCAGCTTCCAGCAGCGTCTGTGCTTTTTGTTAGCACCCACTGCGGTTCCCAGCCCAAGTCAACCGTAGCACCCCCAGCAACACTACCACACTTGATAACATCAGCATCACCATCAGGGCCGAACTCACCGTCACCACTGTCGTTGTGTGCGAAGAGGTAGGCTACGTAGGTGTTTCCGCTTATATTTGTAGTTCCCACTGATGCCGTACTATCTATACTAAATACACTTGCTGTAGGGGCTGTCGAGAAGTACCCATTGGCGTATGATATACCTGTAGTGAACTCCATATTATTACCAGATGGTAAACCCTTGTGGTATATAACCCAAGGGGCCGTAGCGCTTGTATCTTTTACTATTATCATGCCCACATCAGAGTTTAAAGAATGACTGAATGTCCTTAGCCCACCAACACCATTTCCAGTATACGTCACCACATCAAAGAACTTAGGGGCTTTGCGGAATGTCCAAGAGGCGTAGTCGTGCGATGAGTTGTTAAACTCTTCCCAGTTCCCTGTATCAAAAGTAAACCCATCAGAATTAAACGCAGAAATACCGTTGTTTGCCGCAGCTTGGAAGGCGGCAGTAGTGTTTGAACTAAGATACCCTCCATCCGCTATAGTGGTATGTTGAAGTGCGTGAGAATAACTGCTGCTAGTACGATTCTTCATCCACACCAAACCGCCTTCGCCATCAAGGTCAATGCCGTTGGTGATCGTTTGTGCAGAACTTGTACCCTCATACAAATAAGTGCTGAACATATCTGTAATATCCAATGGCTTACTTGTAGTATTAGCTGCCTGACCTGCTACTCTTGCTATGTTACTCATGCTATGTCTCCCGCAGCTTTCTTGCCGTAATATGTAGTACCACCATCAGTCGTCACAAACGCATATAACTCTTTTGATGCTGTTGCTACTGGTACTGTACCTAAATTCCATTTGATACTGCTAGGCCATGTTAGAGCATAGCCACCTGAGTTGTTTACTTCTACAGTGAAACCTGTGGCAGTACCTGATGCTGGTGGGTTGCTAAAGAGTATGTCCGTTGCACCACTGGGGGTGAAGCTGAATGTATGACCTGTGGATAGGTTTAGTGTTTTTGTTGGTACTACACCACGGATTGCCATGTAGATGTATGTTGATCCAGAAGAGTTAATAGCGTTACCAGCACCATTTGCATTAAAGCCTGTTGATGTTGTACTTAAAGCACTAGTTGTTGCCGCATTCGTCTCTTGCGCAGCAGAGTTGGCTTCAAGCATTTTAAGTTGGCCTGCATTCATACCTCTTAATTTGTCTGTTATTTCCCAAGCCCCTACACTATTTGTTCTTTTGTACATAACCCAACTTGGTTCCCATCCAAGGTCAACGAAGTTACCGTCTGCACCTGTACCAGTATAACTTCCACATTTAATGTTGCTATCAGAGGCGGTATCATGTGCGAAGAGGTAGGCAACAAAGTTTTCACCAGAAGCATTTGTATCGTTGTAAGAGCCTACAGTAAAAACGGAGTCTGTTGGTGCAGTTTGATTCCACAATCCTGCAAAAACAGAAACTGCGGGAGCTTCAGCCCACGCATCTGTTGTATTTAGGGCCATTCTTCCGTTTTGTGGATTTCCAGTAGGGCTTGCATCTTTATGGTAAACATTCCATCGACTACCAGAACTAAGAGACTTTACCATCATAACAGCAGGCACACTGCCCAAGTTATGTGAAATGTTTTGTGTACTTCCTGTCCCAGTATACGTTACAACATCAAAGAACTTAGCTTGTTTCTTAAATGACCACGCTACACTGCCCGTGTAAGCACTCTGATTCTGCCTAGTGCCAATAGTAAATCCATCTGAGTTAAATGCAGTCAATCCTGTTGACTCTGTAGACTCAGCGCCAGGGCTGTCTGTAAGTAATTCTTTAGTAACACCTCTTTCAGTGTCATAGAGCCAGTTTGAACTTGCTGTGTTTCTTGACTTCATCCAGACCAGACCACCATCACCACTAAGATCAATGCTGTTAGTTATAGTTTGAGAGGAAGTTCCATTTCCTGCAAAGAGAGTAGTATCAAATACACCGAAAGGCCCGTTGGTCCCAGCGGTTTCAACACCACTACTCTGCAAGTATCGTTTGGCATTCAAGCCATTTTTTATTTTAAAGTTTGCCATAGATTCACATCTCCTCTATTAGCTTAAGTTATCTGCGGTTTTAACACCTGTATAAGTTGTACCACCATCGTCAGTAGCGATAGTAAACACATCTGTCTCACCTACAGTGGGGGCAGAAGGTGCTAGACCACCAGCCCATTCTATTGAGCTAGGCCATGTTATGGCAGGGTCTCCGGCTGCACGGATAGCCATGTAGACCCACTTTTCACCAGCGTTTGAGGTAACATTAAAGCC